AAAGACAGGATGCTGTTTTTGATTTTATTAATAAAGAGCGAAAGAGGAAGGAAGAGAAATTATTGCGAGAAGCAGAAAATGCAGTAAATTTGTTATTGTATGAATTAAATTTTAAATATAAATTAAACTGATATGGGATCTAATTTAAATAAAAAAGCATATGCTGTTAAGTTGGCAGAGAGAATAAAGTCTACAATTAAATATTCAGAAGATGCTGAAAAGAATAGGGAGAAAGTAAGTAAGGAGAATGGTAAGCCAGCATATAAATCTGAAAGAGGATGGTGGAAAAAGTAATTTCATTTATTGAAGGTAATTTACAGATGCTTGGAGATGCGTTTAATTTATTGCCTAAATATAAAAAGGAACAAGTCTTATATAGATCAAAGATATGTAAAGACACTTGTTTAAAAGAAGGTAAATGTGAGGTTTGTGGTTGTAGTGTACCTGGTAAGCTGTATTCAACTGTTTCATGTAATAGGGGAGAGAAGTTTCCGGATTTAATGTCATTAGATAAATGGGAGCAATACAAGAAAGACAATAATATTTTTATCAAAGATGAGATTATTAATTCTGATTAGTATGGTGTTTATAGGTTGTTCTAAGTACCAGGTTGTTTCTGAGGTTAGGGTAAATATGTATCATATGCACAATCCAAAGACTAAAGATGCTGAGATCATAATAACAGAAGATAGTTTAGAGATAGGTAAATTTTATAGATTAAATTCCATTAATAAAATTGATATAGAAAAGTAAATGTATAATGAGCTTATAGAAATAGATAAAGAGGGTAATGTATTAATACAGGATAACTCTATTATTTTAATGCCTAAATTATTTGAGG